CCCTCCATAATACCCACCTCCACCACCTCCGCCACTATCAAATCCAGCGAATCCAGTGATTCCACCCATCCCACCCGTTCCCAAAACACCATCTTTTCCCCACGATACTTCGTTGTTGGATAAATTTGAACCACCTAAACCTCCGCCATTTTGTGTACCGCCTTTACCACCCTTTTGGTTTCCAGTTTTAGCACCATCCGCACCCGGTTGTCCATTACCATTGCCACCACCTCCTCCTTGGGGATCACTTCCGCCACCACCACCACCACCAGCAACTAAAATACGATGTGACAATCCATTTCCATTAATTCTAATATCAGTTGCACCTGCGCCACTACCTCCTGGATCTCCAAAACTTCCACTATCTCCTCCGCCATTATAACCACCCGGAATATTGGCATTGGCTTGTGTATTGGATTGCGAAACACCATCCGTTCCAGTGCCTCCAATATACAAGTATAATACGCTACCCGGTGTAACATTTAAGTTTGCGTTTACATTTCCACCCATACCACCTGCTCCACCAAAGCTACCCTTACCACCAGATGAACCATTTAATTCAACATGTATCGTATATATCTCATCTGGTATAATGTAGGTTTGTTCTGAACCAGTATAACTAAATATTTTCGATTTCGACATTATATACATTATAGTGATAAAAGATTTACATATAAAATAATGTTAACATATGATTATAATATAAGTAGTAATTATGGGTGATATAGATGTTTTACTGAACGCATTAGAAAACGATAACAATAATTTCATTCTTCAATATACAAGCGACGAATTAGAAGATATAAAACGTCATGTATTGAGTGAATTAGAACTTGATGATGATGATATGGAAATCATGATGAATAAATTAAACGATTATGTCTATATCGATGAAATGAAACAATTTGTACCGGGTGTTTATATAAGATGGATATCGTTAAAAAACCCTGATCACATTGCTCTCACACGCGGCGCATTAGTATGTGATATTAACATTTGTGAAAAAGGTACAAGTGTTGTATGCAAAAATAGAATAAATAAATATATGCAGGTAAGGTTGGATGAAGCGCATATGTTTCGCAAGCTAACACCACAAGAAAAGGTATTATTAAGTGCTATGAACTATTTGAAAAAATAGTCGGACTACATAAATATTCAAGGGTGTAAATAACCGATATAAAGATTTTACACTCCATATAATAATGTCATCCAATATCTCGGCAAGTGATTTAAAATGGACTGCTGAGGAGGTGGAAGAAATGGATGCGAATGCGTGGGCAGCAGTTGAAACATCTGATATAGTGAATGCGATCCATGCTGCGCGGGCGGTATGGTCGGTTGCTATCGAGACAGCTAATGCGGAGAAGGCAGATGCGGATGTGGCGAGGAGAAGGGAACTGGAAGGGGTACAAAACGGGAACCGAATTAGGCAGGCGGCGGTGAGATCGGAGGTGAAGGCAGCATGGGCGGCTGATGTTGCAAGAAGGGAACTGGAAGGGATACAACATGGAAATCGACTCAGGCAGACATTAAAGAAGGTAAATGTGGTTGTGAAGGAGAAGGAAAAAACAGATGCGGATGTGATAGTATGATTTCCATGACTCTAAGAAACTCGACAATGGTTCAGCAATAGGAAAGATTCATAAATCTACGTTTCAAATGTAAAAAAGTGTAAGCATAATATATATACTATGAGTCAGTATACATATTATTTGAATGAAATTTTATCAAAAAATCCATTATTCACCGAAGAAGTAAAAGAAAAACCCAAAAAAAAGAATACACCTTCCCTATTTACGAGTAACTATACGAAAATTCTAATTAATATGAACAAATTTTCGCCAAATACATATACATTTCTCTATCAATCAAATAATAGACACGCGTATATCCATTTTGTTATTCGTAAATGTAAGTTATTTTAGAAATGCGCTAACAAACTCATCTTTGGTCATGACAGGAATTTTCAACTCTTTTGCCTTTTTAATCTTACTAGAATCGTCATCATGCGATTTAACAAGTAATACAAAGGTTGTTTTAGATACCGATGACGAATTCTTTACTTGATAACTATCCTTCAATAGTGTAGTCAGTTCATCGTCACGAAATCCAGTCATAACTATATGTTTTTGAAACAATATATGGTTAATTTCATAATCTTTTTCTAATGAAGGTGTCGTGTCCAATTTGTATGTTAGTTTACAATTTTCCAAAAATGCCTTGAACTCATCTATACGTTCCACAAAATTAGTAGCCGTCTTTATTGCAAGTGACTTAACATGTGATAGTTTATCTATTTTAGCCTCCTTTGTATCTTGTGAAACCAAAATATCAGGATATGCTTGTAAAATAGTTTCGAATTTTCTCGTACCAAAACCATGCTCGAATTTATTTGAAGCGGTCATCAACACGGACAATTCAGCCTTTGCTAGTTGTTCGTGAATGCCTATTGATAGGTTTGTAGCAGTTTTTTCTTGAATACCATCGATTTTCATAAAATCCGATTTGGTCATTTCTATTATTTGACACGTTGTACGATATCCTCCTTTAATGAGTTTCCTAATTGTTCCTTGACTAAGTTGTTTTACCTTGATTGTTTGAAAAAAACTGGTCATAACTTTTTCTAGAACCTCGTCACTATCGTCCTTATTGTCCATGATAATATCTACATGTGTACTATTCCAATGATAAGGGATGTCGGGCATTTTCGCTTCCTCAGCTGGTTCGATTACTTCTTGAATATAAGGAATGACGTCTCCACTTCTGATTAGTTTTACCATTGCTCCCAAATTAAGTTTATTTTCTAACACGTATGAAGCGTTAAATGCCGTAGCATATTCTATTGTCACGCCACCCAACTCTACTGGTTCAATGCGTATGCGTGGTTTCAAATACCCATCCTTACTTGGTGCCCATAAGACATCGACAATCTTTACCTCTGCTACTTGATCAGACAATACCATCTTAAATGCAAATGCGAATTCGGGATTCTTTTCTTGGCGCGGGTAAAGTTTGTTATGACAAACAATGACTCCATCCATGATATAACCATACGATCCGCGCCAATCTACAAGATGTTTGGAAAGCATTTCATTTGATATGTTGTCTGTGTGTTCATGATGTACTACGTTTACGTCCAACGATTCAAGTAAATGAAACTGGTCAAGTGGTTTCAAAACTGGTTCAACAACTTCGTAAGCTACAAAATCAATGTTTTTCATCACCTCTGGATCGACCGATTTAGAATTCATTAATCCAGCTACAAAATTACGTGCGTTTTTGAATGTTGTTGAATAATGTTTAGCAAATAATTCTTTAGAAATAATAAACTCACCACGAATAGTAATGTTTTCTTTTTTGGGAAGACGTAAATAAGGGATCAAATAACTAATATCTTGACCTATGTGTCCATCACCACGTGTGTATAATTTTGACTCTCCATTTTCGGTAGAATATAATCCACTAACACCATCCAACTTCACAGACAATACATAATCATTTGGATATTTTTCAATAAATTTTGTAATAGCATTTGTTGTAGGTTTAATCTTATCCATAGAACCCATGAAATAAGGAAGGGTTACCTTATTTTTTACATTCTTCACAATTGGAGCACCTATTTTTTCTAACAATTCGTTTTTAGGATACTTTTTATCAAAAAACTCCTTTACTATATCATATTGATTGTCTGTCATTAATGGCTTCTCGTTATAATATTGTTCGTTTGCGTATTCTATCATTTTTACTATCATTGATTCATCAAGTTTATCTAGGTAATCAATACTCTTTTTCAAAAATTGTTGTATATGTAATTTGACATCACGCTTGGGTACAACCTTTCGTTTTATAGTCATTTTTTTTGGTTTTCCATTACTTACTGGAGATGCCTTTTTAATTGTTTTTGGACTCGATTTTTTAGCACTCTTCGATTTTGAACTCTTTGATTTGGCACTCTTTGATTTGGAACTCTTTGATTTGGAACTCTTTGATTTGGAACTCTTTGATTTGGAACTCTTTGATTTGGAACTCGATTTTTTGACGTCTGATACTTTTTGAACACTTGGTGATTTGGTAATACTTGTACTCGCAATGACAGATGTCCCGTCTTTACGTTGCTCGGGTGTCTTAAATACCAAACCCAAATATCGGAAAACATCCTCTTCATTTTCAAACGACTCTTCAATACGAGCCCCCTTTTTCTTATCAACCATTGTATATAATCCATGCTCATTCAATGTTAATCCCTTTTTCAATGCATGTTGACGCATAATAGTATTGAATGCCTTGGAACCAGTAAAATATATAATAGCAAACGCGTACTCAGTTGGAGGCGCATATAAAAAATCCAGACGGCGTGATAATTTTCCTTCTAATTGACCAATAGTTAGACTTTTTACCTTTCCCCTACTCAATTCTTCAATCACAATATTTGTTTTATTTAAAGCATCTAAAAATGTAGCAAATACCTTTTTATTGTTTTCTTTAGACGTAATGATTATATCTATATCACCAGAACTCGAAACACCTCGTCTGTAACTACCTACAATTTCAAAAGATACGTCGGTTTGTGATTCACCAAATGTATCTCGAAAAACATCGTCTATGCGCTTGTTATATTCTACAATTTCATCACGAGGAATACGATGTGTTAAATCATCATAATATTTCAATCCTTTTTGCTGTACATTATTCAACAACTCACTTTGTTGTTTAAGTTGTTCAATAGTAGTTATTCCTTTTTCAATTAATTCTTTAGCATTTTTAATACCTATACCATGGACTTGTGTTAATACATTGATTGGATTTTTACGTTCCCGTTCCAAATAAGCCAAACTACCCGTTTCTTCATACTCTTGCAATTTTTTTATTATCGCGTCACCAATACCAGGCATTCCCTCCAATTGTTTATAGCTTGTAATGTCATAAGTAATTCCTAATATTGTTTCTTCCGCCTTTTTGTATGCACGAGCCTTAAATGGTTCCCCTTGACCCATCAAAATAGTTTCTAACTCACTAAGTAATGTCGAAAATCCTTCATTTAAACGTTGTTCACCTTCACCGGATGATTTATCGTTTTTCATAGTTCTATTTGACGTTTTTTTTTTATGTCTTTTGCGTGAACTATTTTGTTGAGGGCTCATATATATATATTGGATTATTATTTACACCTATTCGCTATTCCTTTTGTTTTTACGTGTTTTTTGAAAGGCTGCTCGTTTTTTGATTTTATACGATTTCCCTTTAAAATTTTTTAATGAAGGATTTTTATTACATTTAAAACGAAATATATCTAAATTTTTTCGATGTATAACAGATGTTCTGCAAATCCCAACAGGTTCACGTGTATTATCTGATTTCTGTTTTCTTTTTACACGTTTAATACACCTACAAAGTTTCTCTGCTAAAATTTGTTCCGCTGCTTTTTTCACTCGCATTCTCGTTTTCGGCATGGGAATATCATAATAATCGAGCACTTTTAAATAGTCGTCGTGTGTCAATGTTTCCTCCATACATATATACAACATTTATTTTTTGAACACGAGTATTATTTTTTGCTCGAAGAATAATATATAGCTAATATAAGTACCATGAAAAAACATGTGGTTGTATTCGATATGGATGAGACTCTTGGTTATTTCCAAAACATGGGTATATTTTATTATACTCTCCAGAATTATATACAACACCAAATAACATTTGAGATTTTCTGTAAATTAATAGATTTATATCCCCAGATTCTCCGTCCAAAAATATTTTCTATTTTGAAATATTTAATTGAAGTTAGACGAACCACTAAATTGGAAATTATGATTTATACGAATAATCAAGGACCAAAGGAATGGGTTCAACTTATAAAAAATTATTTTGAATACAAACTGAATACTGAAATATTCACAAAAATTATTCGCGCATTTATGGTGAATGGTAAAGTGATTGAACCAAAACGCACATCCCATAATAAAACGTACAAGGATCTGTTACGTACTACACGTATTCCCAAAGAAGCAAAAATATGTATGATTGATGATGTCTATTATGATGGCATGGAAAATAATAATGTTTATTATTTGCATATTGACCCCTATGTATCGTCATTGCATTATACAACGATGGTTGATCGATTAATCGATTCCAAAATATTAGGGACATTGAACAAAAAACATTTACTTAAAAATATGACAAACGCATTCGCAGGAGTCAAATTCTACGAAAAGTCTGATAAAACACACGAAATCGATATTATTGTTGGGAAAACAATTCAAATTGGTCTTCAGGAATTTTTTCATGAAATGTAAACAACGATGTCAGTTTTGTTAATGATGTTGAGGATAAAATAAATAGAGCAGCGCTAAATATTATTTTCTGATCAAAAGGTGTGAATTTATGATGGCGCCATGGGTGGAAACGCCAAATTAAGATACATGATATATATAAATTAAATGTTGCTTGAAGCGTTTCTAAATATTCCGGTGCAAACGATGCGAGACCAATAAAACCTGTTATATAAATAAAATAAGTAGAATAAAGTATAATATAAAAAACTCTTTCCAATGATTTCATTATATTATACATACAAAATTAAAATCCCATTATTGGGATATTACTTCAAAGGTGTATAGAATCGTAAATTGTCAATGTTCTCGCACTAGAATCCTGGGCGTCGACATACTTTGGCATCCAGAAGTATTTAATAATACTTGAACGCCCTTCGTAGTTTTTTTCAAATAAATGTCGATAGTACATTTGTTCCTTTGTTACTGGTATGTTATGATCAACATACATGGTATATGTCATATCATCATCAATCGTTTCTACATGTTCCTGAATAATCTCATACCATGAACGCGTATGCTTACTTACACCATCACTAAATGCCTCCTTCGTACGCCACAACACTTCATCGGGCAATAAAGGTTTCCCATCAAACAACATTCTAGAAAACGCACTACGTAATAAATGTTTTTCACATTTATTAGTAAGCACGTGGTTTCGAATATCCGGATGAATAGACATGTAGTATTCTACGAAGCTTCGGTCAAGAAATGGCGTGCGTGCCTCGAGTCCATTTGAAGCAATCGATTTGTCAGAACGCAACACATCATAACAATGTAAATCAGTCAAAAGACGCTTGCATTCTTTATCGAATTCAATGGAATCTGGACATTGATGGAAATATAGATAACCACCCATTAGTTCGTCTGCGCCATCACCATTAAATATTACCTTTGCTAGACTATTCTTTGAAATGTAATTTGCTACTAAATAATTACCCACACTCGCGCGAATAGTTGTCGTATCATAACTTTCGATCTTATAAATAACATCGGGTATAGCATCAAGCATTTCCTGTTCACTTACAACAACTTCACAATGCTTTGTCCCCAAATGCTTTGCGACAATGCGCGCGTATTTCAAGTCATCTGATCCAGGTAATCCAATACTATACGTTTCGATTTTCTTACCTGATTGTTTTGTGACTTCACGTTGTACCAATGCACAAATTAGCGAACTATCCAACCCTCCAGATAATAAACATGCAATTGGACGTTCTGTTGTTTCCACGCGTTTTTTTACAGCAGATTTTAACAAACGCATTATATCACATTCTATTTTATCTACAGAATTAACATTCACTTCGGATAAATTGGTACTAGAAATCATATTATATGGTACATGCGCTACAACTGGTTTCCAAAATTCATCAACCATGGTATAAACCGAATAGGATCCAGGTTTAAAATGAATTATATCTACATTATCACCAGATGTACATGAGAGATTATGTAACATTTTCATCTCAGAGGCAAACCCTAATATTGGATGGAAATATGTATTGCTATTATGTGTTTTGGTCTGATACAATGGACGAACACCATATGGATCTCGCGCTACGCATAGTTTTGGATGCATTATATCACTATTATCAAATAGAACAAATGCGAATACACCATCCAACATACGAAGCGTTTGTTCGAGTCCGTATTTTATATATAAATGAATAATTACCTCGCAATCGGATTGTGTAACAGGTGTAATTCCCATTTGTTTGTATAGTTGCTTATAATTATAAATTTCACCATTGCAAATCAATTTAATATTATCGAAAACTAATGGTTGATTAGATGTTGTATTTAATCCATTAATTGCCAGGCGATGAAACCCAAAATAAAATGGGTTATTTGACGTGACAATATCTAACTTTTCAATAGATGAACATTCCGGACCACGGGGTCTCCCTTTCATAAACTCCGTTCGAATAGTCATTTCATCAATTGACGACATTAAGGCAAATATTCCGCACATAGTATTTAATCTCACATATTCTTTATTCACTTTTCGAAAATATATATTGTTAACGTATATATATATATACGAGATGGACGAAATTTCCGATTTTTTTAGTCCATTTGATGCCCAATATTGCAATTATTTTTACTATTTGATGATATTCTTCTTTGCTGTTTTCGCTGGGTCAATCGGGTTAGTCGCATTTAGGCTTTTCTCAAACAAATCGAAGGATAACGCACCTTTATATATGAGCATTCTTCATTCATTTGTGTTATATTTCCAATCCCGCATTCTTTATAGTATGTGTGTTTTTTCACTACCAATGTAAATTATACGCGAGCCATATAGTAATTTATTTTCTTTAGAATTAGTATATGAATAAAATTTATAGTATGAAAAATGGTGTGTGTATACGCAACGATGATCGAAATACAGAGATAAATAATCGTATTTTTGCACGAAATTTGACCGAAAAACCTCTTGAACCTGTTTATGACATCCGTGCCACACCCACTAAATATGTGAAAATGCCTGTTGTCAATATTCGCCGCGAAATGAATGAAACACAGGCAAATTATCCCATTTACAACGGAGACAAACAATTCTATCCAGGAAATAGTAAGGCGCCTTGGAGCGGTTTCGCAAACAATGTCGATTTAGAAACAAAATTACACAATACCACATTTGCTTTACAAAAGTGTGACCAACGCGAGTACATTCCGTCAACAACAAGTAATATGTATTCTTACCCTATGTCTGATTTACCAGCACCACTACAACATGGTCTTTTATTTCACGTACCAGAAATAAAAACTGATGTTAAGGAGTTTAATGATAATGATGTGTTCAATAATTCTACACGTTCACAGCGCAATATTTTCAAAGGTAAATAAATGTACCAAGTCAAATAGGTAGAATAAATGTACCAAATCAAATAAGGGGTATAAAAATATTTTCTGCCTAATAATTATGCCAAAAGAAACTTTTAAAAAATTGTCATGTAGTCCTTTAAGTGATAAAGATTTTGATTTCACTTGTTACGACAAAGACGACCTTGAAAAGTTGAAGGAAACATATAATAAACGTCATAGGGACGACCCTATAAAATCTGAAGACCCTAAAATTATTTGGGATACATTGAGAGATAAATACCACAATGTGTGTAATACAGAGTCGTGCTGGTTACGTCGAGAATTTATGCCCAGTCAATTAGGAAAACAATTAGTAGAATCATTCGCACCAGAACATCCCGAAAGTTGGAATAAAAACGATCACACTTGGTTATCATCTAGTGATATACAAAAAGTGATGAAGCAGTTCGAAAAACGTTATAAGTGCTTCGAATTTATTGGACCTTCACCCATTGATTTTTATAAAACAGACTCTTATGATGAAGGAAAACGCGTATGGCCAGAACTTTATGATTTCAACGTAGATAAAAATATAAGGAACAATAAATTTAAAATTGGGATTATATTCAACTTGGACGAACATACAAAAAGTGGATCTCATTGGGTAGCGTTATTTTTGAATCTTCGCAAGAAAAAATTATATTTTTTCGACAGCGTAAAGACATCTTCGACGAACAAAGAACCACCTGAAATTAAAAAATTAGTAAATTGTATTATAACACAGGGAGAAAAACTTAACATCAAGATTGACTATGAATTAAATGATAAAATAGTACATCAACGTAAAAATACGGAATGTGGAGTCTATTGCCTATTTTTTATTATCAATATGTTACAAGAAACATTAACATGGAATGATATTATGAGTAAACGCATTACAGATGACGATGTACATAAATATAGAAAAACATATTTCAATAGTAATGTTTGATTCAAATTAGGATAGGATAAGATTTTGTATAATTTCATAACAATTTATACAAAATATATTTACACCTTTTATTCTGCGCAGACGGGTTTACTATTACCGTACCCAAGTTTGGAACATTCTTTACCAGATTCATTCGTCCAAAAATACGTCTTATTACCAGCCCTATCCGACTCTCGTCGTTGTGTTGCTGGTGGTTTAACTCCTTTGAAATTGTCCTTTTCCCATAATCCTTCAAGGGTAATCTTGCCATTAGTTGATACCCATTTTCCTTGCCCATTTGCATGACATATTTTACCAGTTGTATTTTGTGTCATATTACCAGTATATGTTCCTGGCAAATCTACACCATTTGTACCATAGTCAAGCATTCCCATTTTTTTCGTAGGCAATGGCTTACCTTTTACTGCTGCACAAGGATCGGTTTTACTAAAGAGACCGCCACCCCTACGTGTGCGCGCGCGACGTCCATGGGAACGCTTGCGACGACCATTTGAACGTTTACTAGAACGCGCGCGACGACCATTTGAACGTGTACTAGAACAACGCTTAGTTTGTCTTTTTTTTGTGGATCTTCGCTTTGTTGAACGTCTTTTTCCACCAACAGATAAAGAAGCTGGCATTTTATATAGCGTTATATATTTATCTATTTTCGAATAGAAACGTCTAAATAAGATTTTGTATATTACAAATGTGGAACGAATATTGTAATTTAGGTAAGGAATGTATTCAAAAATTAAATGTGAAAATAGTTCACTATATCCTTCGTATAAAAGACAATATTAAACATTTAGAAACAGGTAATTGTATTTAGAGAGTAATATAATAAATTATTTTATAAGCAAATTGTATATGGGTGGTTATGAAGAATATAATAGCATGTTTGAAATGACAGGAGGAAATCCATATTTAACGAGTGGAGGCGGGTCAGACTCAGAATCAGGCTCCGATTCCGATTCCGATTCCGAATATGGTCAAGGTGGTGGAGGTGATGAGGAAATCCCTGTCGACATACTTACGGATATTGGAGGCGATGACAAATTGTTAAACTATTTCGTATTTTTATTAGATCCGATCAAGCGCGCCAAAATACGAAACGAAGACGAAGAAAAGTTTAAGGACATAAATATCCCATCGAGTCGTCTTCTCCGAGAAGGGGAGTTATTGAATGGGTTATTACCGACTGAGTTAACAACTGAACAATCCAACCTAATTTCAAATAATAAATCCATGATTTACAATAAGGCTAAACTCATTCCAAAGTTACGCCAACAATTCAAAGATGTATTAGACAAATTTAAGGAGAAAGGACTAACAAAAGATAAACTGGTAGAGCTTTACGATGCAGATAATGCTTATTTGACCAGCGGCGAATACGAGTCCACTTATAAATGTTCGGATGATACATCGGGTTCAGTTAAACCATTGTCCATCGATAATTTAAAGAATGGACGCTTTTTATGCGACGCAATGTATAATTACAACACAGATTCCGCACCTAGATCGAAAGGTTACAGATGTTGTGTCAAAAGCACTAGAGCGATAATTAAACGAGCTATCAATGTGTCTATGGCAACGACTCGAATGTGTGCATTGGCATTTGTTGCAAAAAAATCGGTCATTGAACAGGCAAACAAAAATATTATTTCCGCAAAATCGAGTAATAACTTTGGAACTTTCAATGATATACAGACCGCGCAACTTAACGAATTTTTGGGCATTGCTCTCAACAATGAGGCACGTACCGAAATTGTCACACTACTTACAAATAACGATGACAGAGCTAATTGTAATAACTTTGTAGGTCATACGCAATCCGGAGGTAGAAGTATCATGTTTGGCGGTAAAACAAAAGGTAGTAATATATCAAAATGTATATCGCTTGAAACGAAACTTCTCTTGAAAGGAGAATATGAGGTTGAATTAGATGAAATAAAAGCAAAAAAAATAAGTTATGACGAAATGAATCGTGAAATAGAAACATTAAATAGCGACTATAAAGATAAAATACAGCTTTTCTGTTCAAATTGTAATGTTGACAAGGAGGATATAAATAAATGCGAAAAGATTGTACTAAATAAAATAAAAAGTGACTCTGTTTTTGCGTCGAAAATTATTGTTAACAAAATTAGCAGGGGAAAAACACAATCTGGTGGAGGTCCGCCGGAGCTGAATGAAGCAAAAGACATGACCTTATATATTTCAAACCTCCAAACACTAAGTACAAATATAATCAAGACGTTTGATGATGTTATGAAATATTTTGATGACGGGCCCTTTCAGAATAATATTAATGAACCCTCCAGGAATGGGATAAATCTTAATCCTGACAGAGTGATTAAATTATTGATTACCTATCTCAATAGTAAAGGTAAGTATGGATTTAGACTCAAAAAGGTGGCTCCA